GCCGCCTCGGCTACTGCCGCTGCCGCCTCAGCCGCATCGGCTCTGACTTCTAAAAACTCAGCTACAGCAAGCGCCACTTCAGCCGCTTCAAGTGCGTCATCTGCGTCTGGATCTTCAGGAACCGCAACCACGAAAGCAAGTGAGTCAGCGGCTAGTGCTAGCGCGGCTTTGGCTTCGCAAAATTCAGCAAGTGGATCGGCAACAACTGCAACTAACCAGGCTACTATCTCGACCACTAAAGCCGGGGAATCTGCAACTTCGGCTACTGGAGCAGCTACTTCGGCGTCCAATGCTTCTACCTCTGCTAGTAACGCAGCTACCTCTGAGACTAATGCAGGTAGCTCCGCTTCCGCAGCAGCGGGGTCCGCCTCGGCAGCAGCGGCTTCTTTTGACCAGTTCGATGATATCTATCTCGGCGCTAAGTCTTCTGCTCCGGCTGTAGACAATGACGGCAACGCGCTTCAGGCGGGTGCTTTATATTTCAACACTGTCTCGGACACGATGTTTGTGTACACAGGATCGTCTTGGGCAGCAGCAGGAAGTGCAGTAAACGGTACTTCAGAACGGGCAGTGTATACGGCAACTTCTGGACAGACGTTGTTTAACATAACTTACGATATAGGTTTTGTTGATGTTTATCTTAACGGCTCAAAACTTCTAGTAGGCACTGACTTTACCGCAACAACAGGCAACTACATTACATTAACAACAGGCGCTACAACTGGCGATATTGTAGACATTGTTGCTTACGGAGCTTTTGAAGTTTCGCAAGCTATTAAAAATCCTGACGGTGGTTTTGCTAACAGCGTCTACACTGCACCACAAACTATTAATGGAGGTACAGCTTAATGGCTGATCTAATACAAATTAGGCGTGATACTGCCGCTAACTGGACTTCAGCCAATCCTACGCTTGCTCAAGGTGAGTTAGGTGCGGAGACAGATACAAGTAAGGTTAAGATTGGTGACGGCTCTACGGCTTGGTCAAGTCTTGGCTACTTAATTAACACTAATGGTTATCTACAGGATAGCAATAACCTTTCTGAACTTAATAGCGCAGCCACGGCTCTAACTAACCTCGGCTTAACTGCTACGGCTACAGAGTTAAACTACACGGACGGCGTTACCTCTAGCATCCAATCTCAGATAGATAACATTGATGCTCTTCCTAGCCAAACAGGAAACACGGGCAAGTTCTTAACAACTGACGGAACCAACCCATCATGGGGAGACGCGGGTGGTTTTGGAACTCCAATAAATTCAAGCCCCGCACAAGGCGCAACCACGATACCACTTCTTGCTACTTTAATAGGTAGCAATTATATCAATCTAAGCGGCTTTGCTATGGCAGCGGCGCAATGGCAGATTTCACTTGTATCTGATTTTGCTACCACGGTTTTTGATAGTGAAGTTGCTGGCACCTCAACTCAAATTACTTTGTCTTCACCTCTTGCCGCCGTAACTGTTCATTACTGGCGAGTGCGGTACAAAGACTCCCAAGGCACTTATAGCCCATATTCAACTGGAACATCATTTACATCAGGGTCTCCTATTGGGCAACAGTTATACTCAAATGCAGGTTCATATAGTTGGACTGCTCCCACAGGTGTTACTTCAGTCAGTGCTGTAGTTATTGGCGGCGGTGGTGGTGGCGCTAAGGCTCATGATGGAAATGGTGGCGGCGGTGGTGCGCTCTCTTATCTAACTAGCTACACCGTAACTCCGGGAAATAGTTATACCGTTTATGTGGGTGGGGGTGGTACAGCCACAACAAGTTCAACTGGGAACGCCGGAACTGGTTCTTATTTTGTAAACACTTCCACTCTTTATGCTGCGGGAGGAAACGGTGGACCGGCAGGTAACCAAGGACCAGTTGCTAGAACGACCGGAAGAATTGGAAGTGGTGGAGGAGAAGGTGGCGCAGGAGTTAGTAGCAGAGGTGGCGCGTGTGGCGCAGCAGGTTATGCGGGTGATGGAGGTGATTGTGCATATTCTGACACGCAACCAGGCCCTGCTCCCACAGGTGGTGGTGGAAGTGCGTCTTTTAATTTTGATGGTCCGGGTTCTCACGGAGGTGGTGGCGTAGGTATATTAGGACAAGGAGCCTCTGGCGCACAGTGTTCAAACTCACAATCAAGTGCTTACGGTCTGGGCGGGTCGGGTGGAGCAAATGGCAGTCTCGCAAGTGGACCATTTAATAGCGGCACTTCAGGAAATGGTGGTCGGTACGGTGGAGGTGGAGGACGTGGCTCATCTAATTCTGGCGTTAACGGCGGCTCAGGTGGTAGCGGTGGTGTAAGAATAATCTGGGGTAATGGTAGAGCTTATCCGTCAACAAATACGGGAGACCAATAAAATGTATCTAGTAAAAATAGAAAACGATGAAGCAATTACTTATCCAATTCCAGAGCAAAATGCTCGCGATTGTGAGCCACATTTTCATGGTCAAATTATAACGCCGCAACTAGCTGAAATGTACGGTTATGGAGTTTATGAGTTTGGGGTTGAGCCACCAACAGATAAATATAAACGAGTAGAACGAGATGTAATCACTCGGCGCGAAGATGCTATCTGGGTTCAGCAGTATGTAATACGCGATGCTACTGATGATGAAAAAGCTAAAGAGGATGAGTTACAAAGTGTACTCATTAGAGATCAAAGAGATGGGAGAGTTCGGCGAGATATTGACTCATTAAACCCTATTAGATGGGGGCTTTTAACTAGCGAAAAGCAAACTGAAATGACTGTATACAGACAAGCACTTTTAGATATTCCACAGCAAGATGGGTTTCCGTGGGATATAGAGTGGCCTACCTGTCCATAGTAGCAATGTATATAAATACAATAGATTGGCCTGAGGTATAACGATGAGCAAGTCACGAGACATAGCCGATAGCGCGGCAACGATTAACTACATAGACACTGTTACCTCTAATGTGCAGACACAGCTTAATACACTGGACACTGCGCTAGATAACATCTCTGTCACCAGTGGCACGCTAACCAAGACTTTCACTACTGGCGAGACAGCTTCAATCTCACTGACTAGCTCTGTGCTTGCGCCTGTCGTTTCTGTGACTAAAGAAGTACCACAGACAGGCTCTACTAATAACTCTTGGGATGTCAATTCTACTTCACAGAATTACACGCGATTAAACTCTGCTCCTGCGACTACTTTAAACTGGGGTACTTCAGACAATGTTTCTACAGTCACTGCATTGGCAAATCAATCTTTCGGTAATGGTAGTGATCCTGTTGCGGTAGTGTTTAATTTAAACGGCACAAAAATGTATGTGACAGATTTCAGCGACAAGGCAATCTATAGTTATACTCTAAGCACTCCTTGGGACGTAACCACTAAAAGTTCGCTTGTTAATAGTTTTAATCTTGCAGGTCAAACTGGCAATCCTCACGGAATGTGTTTCAACTCTGATGGCACGATTATTTTTACGGCAGGTTACAGTGCTAATGTAATTTATAAATATGTTTGCAGTACGGCTTTCGATATTTCAAGTGCTTCATATTCTCAAACATTGTCAGGAATGTCTGGTCCAACCGGAGTACAGGTTAATGCAAACGGAACAAAATTATATGTTTCTAATAATCAGAACGGACAATTGAAAGAATGGGATTTAAGCACGGCTTATGATTTATCTACTGCTTCATATAATAACGTCAACATATCTTTGGCCGGTCTCGCCCCAAGAAGTATGGCTTTTGCTGATAATGGAACTAAACTTTATATCGTTAGCAATACAGCGAATACGGTTAGACAGTACAGCTTATCATCGGGCTTTTCATTATCTAACCCAACATTTGTAACAAGTTATGATGCCTCTGGTGTCGATAATAATGTAAGAGGCATTGCGTTCAAGTCTGATTTCTCTCAAATGTTTTTAGCAGGCGCTCAAAACGATAAAGTATACAGCTATAATTTTGGCACAGCACTAGCACTCGGCTCAGGCTCATTTGCCTCAGCAGACGTAGGCAAGACCATCGAAGCTAACTCAGGCGTGTTTGTCTTAACAACCGCAAGCGGTAGCTATGTACAAACCACAGCGCCTACCTCATTTAATCAAGTCGCGTCAGGCTCTTGGAGTATGTTTGGTACTGTCTATAACACTACCGATGGTGACTTGGAGCTGAGTAATTCCATTGGCGCAGGATATGACATTTCTGTAGCGGCTTACACAGGAAACAGCTTTGCAACCACTGGCGCTAACGGTTCTCAAGGTGTTGCGTTTAACAATGATGGCTCAAAGGTCTACTTTATTGACCTAAATACTGACAGAATATATCAGTATTCTTTGCCTACTCCGTTTTCATTAAATGGAGCGTCAAGTGATAGCGTAAGTTTAAATGTCTCTACTTATCAATCACAGCCGTCAGGACTAGCTTTTAACGCAGACGGCACTAAGTTATACACTATAGGCTATTCAAGCGATAAAATTTACCTTTGGACTCTGACTACTGCGTTTGATTTATCAACAGCCTCTAGCTCTGGAGTTAATTTTAATATAGCTCAAACCTCTATACCTATGGGTCTTCATTGGAAGCCAGACGGAACAAAATTATTCATAATTGGACAACAACAAAATCATGTCTGGGAATATACCGCTTCTGCTGCGTATGATATTACGACTTTAAGTTTCGTAGGCTCGTTTAATGTAGGAGCTAAAGACACACAGATGCAAGACTTATCATTGTCCGCTGATGGTTCAAAATTATTTGTAATAGGCGGCTCATCTGATTCAGTACATGAATATAGTTTATCCACGGCATTTACTATTTCGAGCGCATCGTTCGTTAGAAGTTTTAGTTTATCCGGTCAAGCAACAAACCCAACAGGTATAGCATTTACGTCAACAGGCTCTGGCTTTATAGTGTCTTGCGATTCAACTGATTACATTTATGAATATTCTTCTCAATCAGTAACCTTTGTAACAGGCTACCAACCAGTACACACAACAGCCTCAACAGACACTACCTACTGGACTGACATCAACTCAATGACAGCAGACCAAGCCGCAGGTGACGGCAACGTCTACTACGCTATCTCTACAGATGACCGTACTACTTGGACTGTTATTGATAACACTGATGGCGAGAGAGACATTGTTCGTAACAACGCAGGGACTTGGCAGTACAACTCTAACGCTACATACGCTTCGCAGACTTGGGCGAATGGTACTACGAATACTGAGTTAGCTACGATTGCTGAGGCTATGGAGGGTGCTGTTGCGGGTTATGGGTTAGTTAGTGCTAGTTATGATGAAATTAGCTTTAATTTAACAAGTCAAGACTCTGACCCAAGAGGAATAGCTTTTAATGCTAATGGCACAAAAATGTTTGTTGGGGGTTATGGTTCAGATAATATTAATGAATACGCTTTAACAACTGCCTTTAATATTTCGACAGCTTCTTTTACGGATGCTTTTTCAGTCGCATCACAAGAAGCAGTTATGACTTCATTAGCGTTTAGTCCAGACGGCACTAAAATGTTTATAACTGGAAATACAGGAAACAGTATTTATGCCTACACTCTAACAACAGGCTTTGATGTTTCTACAGCTTCGTACACTAATAGTTTTAGTCTTGCCGCTCAAGGAACAGGGCCAAGAAGCGTAACCTTTAACACAACCGGAACAAAAATGTTTGTGGTTACTAGCTCTACTGACGAGGTGGATGAATACGCATTGTCATCTGCCTTCAATGTAACAACAGCTTCGTTTACTCGTTCTTTTAGTGTTGCCTCTCAAGATACAAATCCACAAGGACTAATCTTTAACGCAGATGGAACGAATATGTTTATTGTAGGTCAGACCGGACAAGACGTAAATAAATACGCATTGACCACTGCATTTGATATTTCTACAGCATCCTTTACAGATGCCTTTAGTGTTGCATCTCAAGACACATCTCCAAAAAGCATAGCCTTTAACTCTGATGGGACTAAGATGTACATCACTGGTGAGGCAACTTCACCTGCGAGTGTGTATCAATACTCCACAGCATCTTACACAAACCAAATGGACAAGACTCAACTAGACGCAGTAACAGACCCGAACCACATAGCACTCAGCAATGACTTTGATCTGTCTATTATCTTGAACATGACCAGTGGTACTACAGTGCCTTCTTCAAACGGTGTAGCGATTAACTACGATGCTAACATTTTAAATCAAGGCGCTGTGTTGG